GGCCCGAAGGCCACAGAACCGAGTGTAGACCAGAACCCCATTTTTTTTCCTTTCTGCTAGGTAACTGGTGTCACCTAGCACAGTACGTATCAAGGACACGTACTGCGGCCCCTCGTGGGCCTAACATTTTATTCCACTTTTCCAAGTGGTTTTGTGCTGTTTTTTGCTTCCGCCTTTGCCCGCTTTTTTCAGTGCAAAGAGAACCTCCTTTCGTTTATGGCGCGATTGGCAAGTCTCGCGCCTTAGTTGTTGGATATCATGAGTAAAGGCCCGTGACGGGCCTTGTGATGATTTTAAATGAGCCTTTGAAGAAGGCTGATTGAGATTAAGAAGTGCGATTTTACGGATAAACCTATCGCGTTTTTGTTGCTGAATTGGTCTGTGAAGGCGGTTGTCAGTGATTATTGAAGAAGATTGAACCTTTTTAAACAGGCGAGGCCGCCTAGCGATATCCAGAATATCGCGTTTTTGTATTTGATTTGAGTAGGGAGATTTTTGGAGAGAACGCCGAGAACGTCGTTTCATATAACCGCCTTTGAAAGAATGTATATACAATTCAGAAGTAGATTGTCAAGAGAAAAGAAAGCGGCCCCGAAGGGCCGCTTATAGTTTTTATCTGGTTTTGGCCCACGCTCTTGCGAGCGTATAGACCGCTGGAAGAAGTGCCGCCGCCCATCCGGGAACGGCAACGAGGTCTGTTACTGTCGCAACAAGACCGATTGCGGTCAGCCAGAACTCAGAAGTTTTAACACCTGCTTTTAATTCTATGTTCATGAATATCACCCCCTTTCTAAAGATTTTTATAACGAAACGCATATTACACCCCCGGAGCCGGGGGAGGAGCGGCAGGAGGAGCCGCAGGAGCCGCCGCAGGAGCGGCAGGAGGAGCCGCAGGAGGAGCCGCAGAAGGAGCGGCAACAGGAGGGGCCGCGTCAACGAAGGTATCTTCTGTGAATTCGTAACCGGACAACTGCTGGTAATCCTCGTCGTTCATGGAGAAATCATTTGCTTCCTCGAGAGATTCGAAGCCGCGAGTACGTGCGAGTTTATTAAGCTCACGCGTGACAAGCTCTTTTAAGTGCTGTTCGTTAGTCTTGACAGCTTTTTGGAGCGTGAGAAGAAGCTCCAGGGGGCGACGGTCAGGGATTTCCCTTTTGTTCTCGTCGAACTTTGTAGACGATGATTCGACGCTTTCGAATTTTGCTGGTTTTACGTATTTCATTTTTTAAACCTCCGAAGCCCGTAGGCGTTTTTTAGAAGAAAGTGGTCTGGTTACGCACGAACTGCGCGGGAGGAATTACCACGCGCCGAGCTATTATGCTGTTGCGAACAAGACAGATTACATGATCTTCAGTCTGCTCAGCGAAGACGCGCGCGCCGGGGTCGCATTCGATGAAGGTCTGATTAAGAGCCGTATCACCGGAGAAGTCCCTAGCAAGGTGCCAGTGGTTCATTGTGGAGTCCCGGAAGTCGCCGGCGATAACGTTGCGTTTCTGCATATAGTCATAGTACCGCCAGTTGTAACCGTGAACGCCATTTGGTGCAGAATGGCCAAGGTAGACTTCTTTGTTAAGGACAGACTGCATACCGATTGAAGCAAGGTCACGGTCATAGAAGTCCTCACGAGTGGTACGAGTCCAAAAGCGGTCAAGGCCATCCATATAATGAGCCTCAGGACGGATATAAAGCAGGGTCATGACGTAGCCATGCTCAGGAAAGAAGCGTTTGTAACGATTGGAGCGAACGCCGCCGATACCGTGACCACCCATCGAGCCAAGGCCCGCGTCAGTGGAGTCAACCCCGGTCTGAAGTACTTCGGATATCTGGACCGGAGAATTACCGCCAGCGAGATATTCGGGCTTCTGAAGGCGAGCGTCGAGAGAAACAATGCCGAGTTGGGCAAGGAACTCTGAATACTTGCCGCCGAACATAGCCTGCCGTTCCATGAACTTTTGAAGGGCGAAAGCTTCGCGAAGCTCTTTGACGGTTGCCGCAGTTGCGTTTGAAAGGTCAGCTTCCATTGATACGCCGCCGGAGGCAGTACTTTTCATCTTAACGAAATCGGAAGTAGCTGCGTTGGCGTAGAGCTCGCGGTCAGTGTCAGAACTGTCCTTGATGTAGAGATGTGCGCCAGCGTCGCCTACGCTCGCAGAATTGGCTTTAATAGGCGCGGTAGTACCGAGCGGGAGAGTGACAGCCGTTCCACGCTGTTCAAAGGGTTTTGCGCTAGTAAAGAAATCGCGCGCCCAGTTGACGCGTTTAAGAACAACGCTTGTTGTACTATCAGCACCCGCCGCAGTGGAGACCGCAAGGTCGGTGTTTATGTCCTTGTCTGCGAAATACTCGTTCCAGATGAGGGCATAAGCCCGGAAGGGCATCGCGTTAACCGTCGTATTAGCCACACCAAGAGGTATACCGAAATAGTCAGCGAGGGAGCCTTTAGCAACGCTCCCAAGATTAATAGTCGGAAGAGTAGGCGCCTCATTTCCTGATTCACCTCCGGTGATGAAGTTTTCCCAGTCATCCCACAAGAGCCTTGAGGGAATGTAATAATGGGCGATATAGGCATTCAGCTTTGTAAGCTGAGGGGCCAGCATAGGCATGAGCCTGATAAGAGCCGTAGAGCCAGCGAGGAAAGAATCACCCGGAAGAACTTCTGTCAGGTTTATCGGAATAAGCTCACCGAGTTTGCAGGTTGAAGAATGTTTGGAACTGAGATTATGTTTGTAACGTTTTGGCATCATTGTCTAGTACCCTCTCTTTTTGGTAGATTTGTGATAGCTTTTCAGAACGTTCGATTCTGGTACGGTTATATAGTTCCATCACCCCCTTTTTGTAATCGTCCATGCTCAGGCGGCGTTTTTTTAATGACCTCTGCAAGCGCATGATTTCCGCTTTGCATGACGGGTCTTGCTCTGCCTCCTTAAGTTTTTCTTTCGTGATTTCAGATTGTAAAGCTTTGTTGACCGCCTTGATTTCATCTTCATTTATTCCAACCTCCTTTCGTAGTTTGTTTTTCAAGTATCGACCTATAGGCCACATTTTACCGCCTATCCGAACTTGTGAAGGAACATCACCGCAGATTTGCATTGTAAGCGGGTATAGGTCTTGGTCACTCATTGCCGAAGCCATCCGAGCAGGAAAATGAGCACCAATGCCAGGGCGTAGACTTTGACGGCTAAACTCAGGCACCGTTCTGATTCCGTCCTCTTTCTTGAGGTTCTTTTTGAGGACATAGCCGCAGACGTACTGAACGCTTTCCTTGGTAACGGACCCGACATGGATAGAGCCGAAAGGCCAAACTCTGGCAATAAGGTCAGCTTCAGTTTCATCGAGTCCAAATAACAACGCATGGTAGTGCGGTCTATTGCTTTTCTCACCATACTCGCCGCAGGCGAAATAACGAATTTTTCTTCCCGTGAGAAGTTTTCGCAGTCTTTTGAAGAAATTGGTGATGTGTTTAGGCACCAATTCCCCGTCACTGGGCAAGTGTTGATTGTCGTATGTGAGTGTGACGAAAGCTCTTTTTTCATGTTCCTCAGCCTCCAACATCAGCCGCGCAGTCCATTCACGGCGTTTATTTATTTTGCAGGGGTGGCATTGACCACAGCCGAAAAAAGCATTAGCGGCATGATGGTAGTAAGGATATTTGCAAAGTGCCACTTATCACCGCTCAGGGTCATACTCAACGTGAAGGTGTGTAAGCTCAAGCACGCAGTCATAACCCGGCCCAAGATTATTTTTTATCAGGTCTACGATGTGAAGAACGTGCTGTTTAGGCCAATCGCTTTTTCTGAAATCAAGAGCCTGATTGCGATAGTGGAATGAGTCGTTTGAATGTCTTCCATCATTGCCGGAGGTTATAACGGCATGAAGGCCGAAACCGTGAAGAACAGTGTCGACGACATTTACCGCTTTTTCAAGCTCAGGAGTCATGAGAAGCGAAGCGAAGACTTTGATGTGGTATGGCATTTAATTCCTCCGGGAGCGGTCAAGGAACGGAACACGCGGTTGAGGTTTGATAGCGTTTTTGTTAGAACCGCCGATAGCCCTTTTTTCAAGCTCTTCACGAGAACGAAATATAGGCTTCCAGCCCTGATGGAGCTTTGACCATACCCAGTCATTAGCACCTTTAGGGAGATATTCCCTTGGAGGTTTAGGAGGGCCATACCCGAAATTCGGAAGAAGGTTGTTTCTGATAGACCAGAGCGTTTCAGGAATAATGCTGTCTTCTATCCTTTGTTTGGTCGCGTCAGAAGGTACGGGAACCATCACACCATCAGCAGTGCGTGTGAAGGTATAATCATTAAGGGCCCCGACTTCCTTGCCTATCCTTCCCGGTTCGGTTGGATTGACTTCAAGAGGGACTACCTTGACAAGTCCTTTTTTACCGAGGTGAGGCGGGATATTTGAGTCAGGGATATTTCCCGCCATTGGTGCGCCGACCTGAGACGCGCTCAGTTTTGCGATCTGAGCGCGAAGAAGGTCATTTTCAAGCTCAGAGTGTGTTAACTCCAGTTCAGCCATTTTTGCCGCCCTTTCTTTATCTGTACGGGTAGCATGAATAGCTCTGGTTATGTCTTGACCGAGACCAGCGAAATCACCGGACATTCCAGTATCCGAGAGGCTTGTGTCAGCAAAGACAGGTTGGTAAGGAGTGGTTTGTGCGCCCATAGCTGCCAGAGGGTGAAGACCAGCTTTCCGGGCATCCTCAACCTTCCAGCGTATACCGCTTTGCGCGAATTCTTTTTGCATTGCCATTTGTTCGCGCTGGACGTTCATTTGGTCTTCTTGTACTTCTTTTTGGTCTTGATACTGATAAAGCTCAGTACCAGCGTCAGCGACACCGCCGACAATGCCGCCGATTGGCCCGAAGGCCACAGAACCGAGTGTAGACCAGAACCCCATTTTTTTTCCTTTCTGCTAGGTAACTGGTGTCACCTAGCACAGTACGTATCAAGGACACGTACTGCGGCCCCTCGTGGGCC